CCAAAAGGTACTGCTACTTTAAAAGAATTTATTAATAATCCAGAAACAAGAGATCAAATGATAGCTAACATAGGGTGCCCTACTTTAATAAGTAAATCAATAGGTGGAAGAGTTAATTTTTCTAATGGATCTAATTGTTATGCAAAAGGATTAGAAAAAATTCAATCTGGGGAATTAAATACAGCGGAAAGAAACATAGCTGCTAATTTTTTAAAAGATGCAGGAGCAGATGCAAAAACAATAGGTTTTGTTAAAAATGCAAAAAATTTAGGTAGTTTTCTTTTTGATTTTACTATCGGCAAAACTCCAGCTGCTGCTCTTTTTAACTTTGGAATTAATGTTCCTTTTGCTATTGCAGAAGCACAAGAAGGAAAACCCGGTCGTCAAGTTTTAGGAACAGCAACAGATGTTATTGGTTTAGGTCCTTTAGTTGGAACAACGGAGAAAGATGAACTTACAAAAGCAATGGGTGCAGATGCTGATTTATATCTTAAAATTAATGATGCTAGAGATGAATATCTTGATATTGAAAGACAACGTCAACTAATTGAAAATTCTAGAGAAAGTTTTCAATCACCAGAAGAAATACCAAGTGATATGCGAGAACAAGATTTACAACTTGCATCTAAAAAATTAGATCAAAAAGAAAAAGAATTATATAATTTTTTATCACCTTATCTTAATAAACAAGGAGATGTAGTTTACACAAAAAATATACAAGTAGGTAAACAAATACTTGAGGATCAAGAAAAACTTAGAAAAGCTAGAAGTAATTTAGAAATGAAAAATATCCCATCTATTGGTGATAATACAATACCCACAGATAATTTATCTTTTGATGAATCAAATAAAAATATAAATAAAAAAATAGAAGAGTTAGAATCTAAAAAACCATTATTTGGTTCTGAAATAGATAAAAATATGACACCAGAACTAATGGATGTGATCTATGAAAGTGGAGCAAGAGGTGGAGCAGCAGAAGGTGGAAGAATTGGATTAGCAGGTGGTGGACCTAAAATGGGAAGACGTGGATTTTTAGGATTAATAGCAGGTGCTGCCGCAGCTCCTGATTTAATAAAATCTTTAAAGGGAACAGGTCAAGCTGCTAAAATTGCATCTAAAATAAAATTAGAACCAGCAGAAGGAATGTATCCCTGGTTTCCAGATCTTATTGAAAAAATAAAAATACAAGGAAAACCATTTGAAGAAAAAGAAATAATAATGGAAGCATCTTATAAACATCAAGCAAAAGGATATGGTGGACTTCCAACAGGAGAAGAAACAGTAACGCGTCATGTAGATGGTGATACAGAATTTCTTTTAAGAGAATATCCAGATGGAAGACTAGCTGTTGATATTCATTCTCCAAGAAATCAAGAAGGATCAAGTACACCAGTAACACTTTATTATAGACCTACGATGGAACTTAAATATTACAATGGTGTACAAGTAGAACCTGCTGAATTTAAAGTTCTTGAAAAAGAACCTAGATATTTTGCAAATGGACCAGATGATGTAGATATTGAAATGAGTGAAACAAGAAAAATACCAGGGAAAGATACAATATTTGGAGATGTAGAAGCCGCTGAAAGATTTGCAACAGGTAAAATTCAAAATAGAAAAATTATACCTGCCAAACAAAGCAGAAGAGAACAAATGGAAGATGCACCAAGCGACTTTATTGAAGAAACATCACCTTACGGGCCTGTATATGATTAAACCTAAAAGACTAACATTAACAGTGCCTCCTAAAAGAGGTCCAAACCCACAGGGCTTGAATATTGGTTATAATACTGTTACAACAATAAAATCGGAGAAAACAATAAATGGCAGAAATAGACAAACCAATTCCAACAATAAGTAGACCTTTAACTACAGAACAAGAAACAGAACTTGTTTTGAGTGAAACTGAGGTAATGCCAACTTCACCTACAGAGGTGACTGAGAATGATGATGGTAGTGTTGATATAAATTTTGATCCGACAAAAGATTTAAGTGCAGGTACAGAGTTTAATGCAAATATTGCAGAAGTTCTTGATGAACAAGAACTTGGAGTATTAGGATCAGAGCTATCACAAAATTATGAAGATTACAAAAGTTCAAGACAAGATTGGGAACAAGCATATGTTCAAGGTTTAGATTTATTAGGATTTAAATACGAGCAACGTACAGAACCATTTCAAGGTGCATCAGGTGCAACTCATCCAGTACTTGCAGAAGCTGTTACACAATTTCAAGCACAAGCTTATAAAGAATTACTTCCAGCTGAAGGACCAGTACGAACTCAAGTTGTTGGATTAGATACACCAGAAATTCAAGATCAAGCAGATAGAGTTGCAGAATTTATGAATTATCAAATTATGGATGTCATGCAAGAGTATGAACCTGAGTTTGATCAGATGTTATTTTATTTACCTTTATCAGGATCTACATTTAAAAAAGTTTACTATGATGAAACATTAGGAAGAGCAGTATCACAATTTGTTCAAGCACAAGATTTAGTAGTACCTTATTCAGCAACATCATTAGATGATGCAGAAGCAATTATTCACGTAATTAAAATTTCTGCAAATGATTTACGTAAACAACAAGTTGCAGGATTTTATAGAGACATAGATTTACTACCATCAGATGAAGCTACAAATGCAGATAGTATTAAAGATAAAGAAAAAAGTCTTGAAGGAGTTAATAAAGTAAACCCTGAAGAGATTTTTACATTATTAGAATGTCATGTTAATTTAGATTTAGAAGGTTTTGAAGACAAAGATGCTTCTGGTGAGCCCACAGGAATCAAACTTCCTTACATTGTAACTATTGAAGAAGGATCAACAGAAGTTTTATCTATTAGACGTAATTATTCTGAAGCAGATCCTAAAAAACAAAAAGTACAATATTTTGTACACTATAAATTTTTACCAGGATTAGGTTTTTATGGATTTGGTTTAATTCAAATGATCGGTGGATTATCACGTACTGCAACACAAGCATTAAGACAGTTATTAGACGCAGGAACCTTATCTAATTTACCAGCAGGATTTAAACAAAGAGGAATTAGAATTAGAGACGATGCTCAATCTATTCAACCAGGTGAATGGAGAGACGTAGATGCTCCAGGGGGAAACCTTAAAGATGCATTTATGACTTTACCATACAAAGAACCTTCGCAAACTTTATTAGCTCTTATGGGGGTCGTGGTTCAAGCAGGTCAGCGCTTTGCTTCGATAGCGGACATGCAAGTAGGGGATGGGAATCAGCAAGCAGCAGTGGGAACGACCGTGGCTTTGCTGGAAAGAGGCTCGCGCGTGATGTCTGCAATTCATAAAAGAATATACGCATCAATGAAACAAGAATTTAAATTACTAGCAAAAGTATTCTCTACATATTTACCACCTGAATATCCATATGATGTTGTTGGTGGACAAAGAAATATTAAGCAAACTGATTTTGATGATAAAGTAGATATCATTCCAGTTGCTGATCCAAATATATTTTCACAAACACAAAGAATATCTATTGCACAAACAGAATTACAACTTGCAATGTCTAATCCTCAAATACATAATATGTATGAGATCTACAGAAACATGTATTCAGCATTAGGGGTTAAAGACATAGAAAAGATTTTAAATAAACCAGATCAACCCACACCAAAGGACCCTGCACTAGAACATATAGATGCTCTTGCAGGGAAACCGTTCCAAGCATTTCCGGGACAAGATCATAGATCACATATAACATCTCATTTAAGTTTTATGTCTACTAACATTGCAAAAAATGCACCTGTTGTTATGGCTGCATTAGATAAAAATATTTTTGAACACATATCTTTGATGGGTCAAGAACAAGTTGAAATGGAATTTAGAGATGAAATTGCTCAAGTAGCTCAAATGATTCAAAATCCTCAAATGCAACAGAACCCACAAGCACAAGCTCAATTACAAAACATGCAACAACAAATTGAAGCTAGAAAAGCTAAGATTATTTCTGAAGCAATGGAAGAATTTATGGCTGAAGAAAATAGAATTATGTCAATTATTGATAATGATCCGATTGCAATGTTAAGATCAAGAGAGTTAGATCTAAGAGCACAAGAGAATGATGCTAAAAAACAAGATAATCAGGAAAGAATAAATCTTGACAAGATGAAAACTATGATGAATCA